GAACTGACTAGCCTCATTGCCCTCACCAGCCGCCCATTGCCCGTAATTGGCCTGCTGTGCGTACGCCGTGTCGGCGCGCAGTTGCGCTGCCTGCTCCTTCGCGAACGCCAACTGATCTGCGGCTGACTTCGCCCGAAGTCGAGCCGCCTCATTGGCTGATGCTGTCTGCGTCTTGGCACTGCCCGATGCTGAACGGGAAGCGATCACGCCGCTTGTGATTGCTGCCCCGGCGGTGATGACGGCGGAGGTTATTGCTGACATGATGAATCCTCAATTCCAAAGGTAACATGGACTAATCGAGCCTCGTCACCCTCGCCAAAGTTGTCGAAGAGTGCGCGTGAGTGGTAATAGGGCGCTGGAAACAGCAGCATCCGGTTAAAGGTTCCAGCGACGTGGACACGACGTTCCCAGTCTGCCATGGCATGGAGCTTCTCATTCTCCGCGAAGTATTCCGCTGGCTCCAAAACTGGGCTTTCAGTGTCCCCCGTCGGACGATGTGTCCAGAAGTCCGTGCCGTCCTCGGCTGGCGGATCTGGTGTGAGATAGAGCAATGCCGTCCAGTCACCCATGGCACGATCACAATGGATGAAAAGAGGCTCAGTCTGCCCCTGCGGACTCTGCCGATAGAAGGTGAGCGTGGGCCGATGGGACGGGAACCGCTGCATGATTAACGAAGCGACATGCGGAAACGACAGCGCAATGCCGTGGAAAGGCACGGTATTGTGGACATGCGTCTCGAATGTCTTCGAGAGTGCCTCCGCACGGTAGGCCATCGGATCAGGCAAGACATCATCGAAGACCATGATCTTCGGGTCGTCCATGAGGACAGGCGTCATGCGTGCATCTCCAGTGGTCGCTGAAAGCACCGCTCGACGAGCTGGTAGCCCAGCCGTTCGTAGAACTGGTCCACGCGAGCGTCCGGCGAGATCATCTGCAACCACTGTGCGCCCTGCGAGGAGGCCCAGGCTTCTCCAGCCTTGAGTAACCGCACGCCGTCAGAGCCACGCGCCGCTGGGTCGATCCAGTAGACCAGCTCCACGGCCCCGTGCTCGCCCGACATGAAGTGGTCGTAGGCCATCAGTCCCATCATGCCCACAGGTGCGCCGTCGCGCTCCAGGACCAGGCAGGCGCTTGACTCGCCGTCAATGATCCGGCGGGTCAATGTCTCCAGTTGCTCGGCATTCTCGGGAATATGCTTGCGATAGGGGGAGCCGCGCAGGAACGCCAAGCCCATCTCTACAATACGAGGCACATCAACCTCTGTCGCCTCTCGGATCGCGCTCATAGCACCTGCTCGCAGACCGTGTCCAGGCGATACTGCATGGTCACGCCGCCCGACGACGCATAGGTCGTGGCATAGGTGATCGCGGAGTCTTTATCAACGCGGACCAGGAATGAGGCTGTTCCGACCGTCGCGGTCGTGTTCCCCGTCATCGCCACACTCGCCAGTGTGCAGGCCACCGCCTGCGTCCAGCCAAACGTCACGATCAGCGAACTGCTGCTGGACGCGGCTCGTGTGACCCGTGCCGCCATTGAGAGCCGATACAGGCCAGGGAGGACCGACGCGATGGAGAAGTTCGTCGCCGAGATCGAGGCGGCCTGCGTCTCGACTGCGACTGCCGCAATACGGTTAGGCGTCGTATTTAGGCGGTCAGCCAGTGCCAAGAGCCAATAACGCATGGCCTGCGTCACGCGGCCCGTGATGCGCTCCTGCGTGACTGCCGACTCGACGACGAACTCGGGGACCGGTGCCAGTTGCGTGGACATTATCCGCCCTGCCCAAAGAAACCGCGCCCATCGATCTCGGCCCCCATGATCCGCCACGGGATCGGGTCCGTAACCGTGATCTCCGGCACCCACATCTTGAGGCTGCTCGGCAAGCGCGTCCAGACGGCCTGGGCGTTGTATTCGCCCTGCTTGCCAGCCGACGCGAGCCGCTGGTGCGACCATGTCTTGGCATTGGTGCTGGAGCGCAGCATCACCTGCGGGTCCACGCCCTGCCCTGTCGAGGTTCCCAGCCCTGTCTCGAGGACCAGCTCCATGCGGCTCACAAACATGCGCCGGACGCCAGGGGCGCGAAACATCGGTGGTGGAATACGAAGCCGGCGTATCGTGTCCCCATTGCACTCGGCGGTGTAAGTCGTGTCCATCGTGCAGACCTGGCCGCTCGTGCGGTCCCCGATCAGGTGCTGTCCGAAGCCGTAGCAATGACTCCTGGGCGCCCAGACATCGAACGCCCCAGCGTCGGCATCCCACACGCCACGCTCGTGCCAGAGGCCCGTGGTCAAGTCGAAGACCCAGGTCGCATTGGCGGCTGGAAAGGTGAGGCAATAGAACACATGCCCAGCTTCCGAGTACACGAGCGCCTCCGCGTCGGTGATGATGGAGTCGCGTGCGTAGCGTGCAATGGCTGTCTCGACCGCGTAGGTACTAATGCGCTGCGGCACGACGCCAGACGACGCCACGACAATGCCTGCCCCGTCCACGGTCTGTGAGAGCCAGCACATGGAAGTGCCCGCCAACTTGACGGAGAAGGGCGCTGGCGTCCCATAGCCGAAGACGGCTCCAGGGACGGGGGCGAAGGGAAACGGGGAGGTTCCGGCGTCATACCAGACCTCGCCCGTTTGCTCGCCGATGAGCCAAATCTGCCGACTGCCATCAACGACCATGGCTTTCCACGGGTCTGGAGCAATGCTGCGCTGAGCATACTGGGTCGCGTCCCAGGACGTGCCGTCGTTGAGCGCACTGATAAAGAACTTCGAGGCGCTACTGTCGAAGGCCAGGAAATACCCGTCGATCATGCCCGCCATCGTGCATTTATTCGCCAAGGCCGAGATGGTCGTCAGCGTATTCGAGGCAATCGTGAGGAGGTAGCCATTGCCACCCGAGGCAATAAGTAACTCGCCCCCGGCATCGCCGTTACTGGCAATCTGGGCTGGATTCGGGTCGTTGGCGACCGTGCCGTCTGTGACGACAGCGGCGCTGTTGGTCGCCGCAAACTTGTAGACCTTGTTGCCGATAACCCCGTAGACACGGCCACCCATCGAGAACAGGGCGCGAGTATTGACGTCAGAAACCGTCACATATTCTAGGAAGCCAGGGCAGGGATAGAGCGCGGCACTCCATGGAACCGACTGTGGCTCAATCGGCTCTGGATACCAGTTCACCGTCCGCTCAAGGTCCGCAAACGGACTTTGCGACTCGTAGCTGCCCGAGACGAAGCCTGGATACAGCATCTAGGTGTCCGAATAGATGTTGTAGTGCGGTCCTGCGCCCCCGAAGAGCACGCCAGCCACGCCAGATGACAGGTCGCTCAGGCGCATATTCGCTCGCTTAATGTCGGACTTCGCCTGATTCGCGGAGACTTGTAACTCTGGCGTGAGGCCCGCATCAAAGGCTGAGGACAGCTCTTTGGCGAGGCCCAGTCGAAGAAACCGGCGATAGCCCGGTGGGAGGGCAATCGTCTCAGACAGTGCCGAGAACTCCGAGACAGGCGTGTGCGTGTAGATGACGCCCTGTAGTGTCGCGCTCGTCGGAATCGGATACGGAATAAGCACGCCGAGTCCTGCGGCAAACGTCGGATTGTAATACCAGTTCTGGGGATAGACCGAGGTGAGCGCCTTCTGGGCAATGGCCGCGTATCCATCTTCCGTTAAGACTGGCCCCAAGTTGTATTCCATCGTCGGAGAGACAGAGGTATCCTGAAACCCAATGTTCTCGATCGATAATGGACCCGTGGGTCGGGCCACATCCACTGCGCCACCCGTGCCGATGGTATAACTCGCCGCCGTCGAGAGCGTCCAGATCGTGCGCGTGATCGTATAGACCGTCAGATTCTCAGTCGCCAGCCCGTTGATCCAGTCGTTAAGACGCTCAAGCGCAAAGGACGAGTCCTCCGACGATGCCGTCTCTCCGGTCTGGATCACCCGCAAGTCTTGCAGACTTGCCGTGATGAGCTGCTGCACAGTCATGGGACTTAGATCTGATACATCGCGTTCATGAGTGTCGCCGTCGTGTTGGTGCTATTGATGCGGATGCACCTGAGTGGAAGCATTGTCCCAG